GACCACCATTGAGGATTACGGCGTCGGCGGAGCGAACAGCGTCAAGCTGATAGAGGTTCGGAGTTCTGACCCGTCATGAGAGGCATCCCCGCTCCCCTGTTCAACGAACTGAAGAGCCAGACTGCCCGGATCGATACCGGCTGGCTAATCGTGCGGAAAGACGGGCAGCGCTTCGGTTTCACGTCTTCAGACATTCCGTTCACGTATGGCGTGGACGTTTACACCCCGACGAACGGCTTCAACCCGTCCGCCATCATGAGCAAGGCCGATTTCTCGGTGGACAACCTCGAATGCCAAGCGCTCGACAACGAACTGATAACCGAGCAGGATTTGGCGAGCGGCGTATGGGACAGCGCGGTCGTGCAAGTTTTCTGGATTTGTCGCTACCATCCTGAGTGGGGCGTGGTTCCGCTGCGCGGCGGCATTCTTGGCGAGATCATCATCAAAGACGGCCAATGGACCACGCAGCTTCGCTCACTATTTCAACAGCTTCAGCAACCGTTCGGCTATTTCTACACGCTGCAATGCGGGGCGCAGCTTGGCGACGCTCGGTGCAAGGTCAAGCTTGCTGTCCCGGCTTGGCAGGCCAACCACACCTACCGGCTCGGCCTGCTCACGGACGCTGGCATTGGGGACATAGTTCAGGCATCGGCCGCACATCAGACTGCACACCCGGCGTCGAAGAATTTCTGGTATGTCGCCCAGTACACGACGCGCGGACCCTCTCTTGCTACCGGTGTGGCGGCTAGTTCGGTTTCTCAAGGCGACGGCATCGTGTGGCTAACCGGAGACGAGTATGTCGGCGGATCGACCGAAGCAACCCCCGTGACGCCGTTGACGACCTATGACGCCTCGGCCGAGCGCGCGCCAACGGTGCCGGGACAAGGCTTATCGTCAAACGATGACCTCGGGCCAAACGACAACACGCAAATTGCAGTAGGACCGGCCTTCGATAACCTTCAAGAGTTCGTCTATGTGGGCGAGCCAGTCGATATCTTCGGGATCAAAATCTAATGGGTGGCAAGAACTCATACGGCCCGTTTAACCCGCTGCAAGGCGGGATAGGCGCAGTTGTGGCCGACCCCCCGAATTACATTGCCGTGACCGCTGAGAGTGGCGGTAGCGAACCGTCGTGGCCCACGACAGAATACGCAACCGTGACTGACGGTGGGATGGTTTGGACCGCGATATTCGCCCGCACTGTGGTTGGCACCGTCAACCCGCTCGGCATGATAAATTCCGCGATATTCCAGCACGGCTTGGTCGATTATCCAGATCACTATTTCCAGTACGGCACCATTACTTGGTTGACGGGAGGGAACACCGGGCTTTCGTCCGCCGTGCGTGACAGCTTGGGCGCGTCAGCCGGAATTCCGTACATTTTCTGTCTCGAAAAGTTCCCCAACGCTATCCTGCCCGGTGACACGTTCGAAGCTACCGTGGGCTGCGCCAAGATCAGGCTTTCGTGTCAGCAATTCAACAATTTGGACAACCATCGTGCGTTCCCGGACATGCCGACCGAAGAGAGGGCATTGGCTACGCCGAACATTTCCTCGCAAGGCTACGCTCCGAGGCAAACCAAATGACGCCCGAACAGCTACCGGTGGACTACGTTTTGAAGCGCAGAGCGATCGTCGCCGCCGCGCGCAATTGGGTAGGCGCGCCTTACCTTCATCAAGGAAGGGGCAGGAAGGGCATAGATTGCGTCGGGCTCCTTATCGAGGTCTGCAAAGACATGGGCCATCCGGTGGACGCGCCACACGCCTATAGCTCTATGCCACAGGGGCATCAGTTGCTCACGCCATGTGACGCTCAACTATGGAAGCCGGCCCGCCAAGTGCCCATCCCCGGCGATCTATGCGTCTATTGGGGCTGGCATCCGTCCGAACCGCAGCATTTCGCTTTCATCGGAGAGATCAGCGGCAGGCTGACCGTCATTCATTCCTTCAGCAAATTCCAAAAGGTGGTAGAGCAGAGCTACAATCGCATCTGGGTTCAGAAATTCCATTGCCTCTACAATCTGCCGGGCACGGAGGAAACCTACTAAATGGCTATGCTCCTTGTCGGCCTTGTCGTCAGTCTTGGCGGGATGTTGCTTACGGCGCTTTTCACGCCGAAGAAGCCGGACACCTATGGCTCGCGCCTGTCCGATATCAACGTCACGTCGGTATCGCCCGGCCAGCCGATTATTCAGGTGTGGGGCACCATGAAGCTCCCCACGCAAATGATCTTCGCGTCAGAGCTTATCGAGACCATGCACACCCATCAGGCCAGCAAGAAGGGCGGGGGCGGCAAGGGAATGCTGACGGGCAACGCCGTCAAGAACTACACCTTCACGTACTCGGTTGACGGCGCTTGGGGCGTCTGCGCCGGACCGGTTTACCAGTTGAACCGCGTCTGGGCTAACCAAAAGCTGCTCTATGTCAATCCGATCGTGGCCGCTACTTCGAACCAAGCTTTCGACGCCGCCTATCAGTCCGAAGCGACCCGTCTAATTGACGAAGAAGGTGTGTCGCTGGACTATGCCGCCGCGAGTGCTTTCGTGTTCGCGTTCAACAATTTCGACACGACCGAAGTTACGCTTTCTTCGCCGGCCGACGCCGTGGGCTACATCATGGCGCATCCGATCGTGGATGAAGCCCCGGCCGACCCTGGGGGCATTTTTGACGCCATCCTCTACCCGGACAGCGCTGGCGTGACGAATGTTATCTCTCAGCTTTATTCCGGACTGAACAATCAGGATCAGTACGAGCAGCAAATCAACCGGTTCGACCTTATCGAGGTCTACCTTGGCGATGACGAACAGGCCCCCAACGGCTTGCTCGAAGGCTATCTCGGCGCGGGCAATGCGCCCGCCTTCCGCAATTGCTGCTATTTCGTCATCACGAACCTTCAGCTTATGGACTTCGGAAACAACGTCCCAAGCATCACGGCCGAAGTCCAAACCACGCCGGGCGGCACGACCACGCTCATTGACGTTATGCAGGGCATTTGCCTTCAGGCCGGCCTCACGGTCGAGCAGTTCCAATTCAACTTTACGGACACGATTTTCCCCGGCTTTTGCGTGACCACGGTTACGAGCGCCCGCCAAATCCTGCAAGACCTTCAGAAGGTTTTCCCGATCAATGGCGCGGAGAGCGGCTATAAAATCGTGTTTGGAGAGGTCAATGTCCGTGCGTCGCAAATCCTTCAGCGAGGCGACTTTGGCGCGCACGCCGATACCGACCCGTTGCCGGTCCGCGAGCAAATTCAGCGCACGTCGGACTATGACCTTCCGCAGCGCATAGATTTGAAATATCAGGAGCCAGCGCGGAATTACTCGCCCAACGAACTCTACGCCGCGCGCTACAATACGCCTTCAACCTTGATCGAAAAGGTGGATTTGACGATAGCTCTTGATCGTGCTGACGCGCAAGGCGCTGTTATTCAAATGCTCGCCAATCGCATGTTCGCGCGTAAGATCATCAGCATTCAATTGCCTCGCAAATACATCACGTTGGAGCCTACCGACGTTGTGAAAGTTCAGAACAAGTACAACACGGAATTGTTCGACGAGTACCTTTGCACGCAACTTGAAGTGGGGGCTAACGGCCTGATAAAGGCGCAGTTCGTGGACCACTATTATGTGGACCCGTCCGTCAACCCGTCGCAGACCGTGGGCGTCGATATATCGTCAGGATCGGGCGCTGGAGCGACCGTGCTCCCCGGCACGTCGTCAACCTTTAGCTACCTCTATGACTGCCCGTTGCTGACTGACTCAGACGCCGACGTTCCGGGATTTTACGTCATCCTCGCCGGTTCACGCATTCAGTGGCAGGGCGGGACGCTGTTCGTTGACGCTGCCGCGCCGTCCGTCTCGCAAGCCTATGGTCAGGACATAATCAATCCTTCGTCAGGCTCCGCGTGGCAGGGCATTGCCACGTCTCAAGTCAATGTTCCCCACGGTGTCGCCTTGGACGCCCTAGCGCCCGGCATGAACCCTTGCTATTGGGACCGTGAGAGCAGCATTGTTGTCCGCATTATCAACGGGATGGGTTTGGTTTCTGCTACCGAAAGCGATCTTCTTTTCCAAGCTCTGAACGTGACCTTCATAGGCCAAGAGCTTGTCCAGTTCGCCAACGCCCAAAATCTAGGAAACGGCCTGTTTCGTCTGACGACCTTCATGCGCGGACTGCGCGGCACC